TATAATGAACACACAAAAAGAAGTATTTAACAAATTATTCAAGGAAGAAAAAGTAGAATTATCTGCTGAAAAGATTGAGTTGGCAAACATTAACCAATTAAAAGCTGGTATTAAGAAGGTTGAAAAAGATTTGAAAGCTGGTCAAAAGTACGAAAATCAATATAAAAAACTTATTGGCGAAGCATCTGATTTATCAAGAAAATTTGCTTCTTTATCATCTGATGGTAAAATGGGAATTCCTTTATCTGTAAATCTTTTTTCTATTATTAAGGATTTAGAAAGTGCTGGTAAAGAATTAGGAGTTGATATGTCGAGTAATTCTGATGTTAAATTTGCAAGAACTGTTATGGCTGCTTGGTCAGATTGGAAAGATGATGTTCAGAAAATGTCAGATAAAGCATCTGCAATGGCTAAAAAATTAAGCTAACCAAAACGCAAAATAATAACTAAATTTTATTATATAACTATGAACACAAATCAAACATTAAACAAAGTTCGCACTTTGCTCGGTATCGAAGTGAAGTTAGAACAAATGAAACTTGATAATGGTGCAGTTTTAGAAGCTGAAGCATTTGAAGTTGGTGCAGAAATCTTTGTCGTTGCAGACGAAGAAAGAGTTGCAGTACCAGTCGGAGAATACGAAGCTGATGGAATGGTAATCGTTATCGAAGAAGAAGGTATTATTGGAGCAATCAAAGAAGCTGAAGCAGAAGAAGAAGCACCAGCTGAAGAAGTAGTTGAAGAAGAAGCTAAATCTGAAGAAGTAGAAGAAGAAGAATTATCAACTGAAACTGCTACACCAAAAAAGGTTGTAAAATCAATTACTGAAGAAATGTTCTTTTCTGAAATTGAAAAATTAAGAACTGAAATCAACGAACTAAAACTTTCAAATGTTGAAGTAAAAGAAGTTGAAGAAGTATCTGTTGAATTATCTTCTGATGAGGTTGAGGGAATTTCTCACAATCCAGAAAATGTTTCTGCAAAAAAAGAGTTAAACCTTTACTCTCAAAAAGGTAAGAATAACACAATGAGTAGAATTTTTAACAAACTAAACAAATAAAAAAATGAGTTTATCAATTACAAGTACTTACGCTGGGGAATTTGCTGGGAAATATGTTTCTGCTGCACTTTTGTCTGGTAACACTATCGCAAACGGATTAATCGAGGTTAAGCCAAATGTAAAACACAAAGAGGTTTTAAAAAGAGTAAGTTTATCTGGTGCTATCGCAAACGCAAGTTGTGATTTTACTGATGCTGGAGCAGTTGTTTTAACTGAAAGAATCATCGAGCCAAAAGAATTACAAGTAAATTTAGAGTTGTGTAAAACTCCATTCCAATCAGATTGGGAAGCTATCTCAATGGGATATTCTGCACACGACAATTTACCAGCAACTTTTTCTGATTACTTTATCGGATTAATGGCTGGAGAGATTGCACAACAAACAGAACAAGACATCTGGAGTGGAACTGCTGGTGCTGGAACATTTGATGGTTTTGCTACATTGTTGACTGCTGCTACTTTACCAGCTGGACAAGACATTACTGCTGGAACTGTAACTGCTGCAAACGTTATTGCTGAATTAGGAAAAGTTGCTGATGCAGTACCATCTGCTTTATACGGAAACGAAGATTTATTTATCTATGTATCTCAAAACGTATGGAGAGCATACAAGAGAGCATTAGGAGGATTTGCTGCTGATGGAGTTGGTGCAAACGGATTTATGGCACAAGGAACAAACCAAGATATCGACATTCAGTATTTCGATGGAATGAAAGTTGTATGTGCAAACGGATTAGCTGATAACACAATGGTTGCTACTTTGAAATCTAACTTATTCTTTGGAACTGGTTTATTATCTGACCACAACGAAATCAAAGTATTAGATATGGCTGATTTAGATGGTTCTAAAAATGTGAGATTTATCGCACGTTATACTGCTGGAGTTCAAATTGCAGTATTGGAAGATGTAGTTTTCTACTCTTAATATTAAATAAATAACAATTAAAAAGGGGTGGTGGTTAATCTACTCGCCCCTTTTTTTATAACCTTAAAAAAATATATATTATGCCTTGTACACTTATCAGCTCTGGAAGAGCATTACCGTGTAAAAATTCAGTCGGTGGATTGAAAAGCGTATATTTCGCTTCTTATGGAACATTGGGAGATGTTACAATAGTAGGTGGAGAAATTACTGCGGTTGCTGGAACACCAGATTTTTACAAATACGATATAAAAGGAAATTCTTCTTTAGAAACTGCGATTACCAGTTCAAGAGAAAACGGAACTACTTTTTATACACAAACATTAAATTTAACTTTGACCACATTGGACAAAGCAACACAAGAACAGATTAAACTATTAGCTGCTGAAAGACCACACGTTGCGATTGAGGACTATAACGGGAACTTCTTTATGGTTGGATTAGAACACGGAGCAGAGGTAACTGGAGGTACAATTGTATCTGGTGCTGCAATGGG